AAAGTCCTGATCCAAGTGATCAAGGGTCTGTTTGCAACTGGCGGTCCCCTGGTTTCTTCTCACGCCAGCGGCGGTACGGGCACTGCTCTGACCCCCGATGCGCTGATTGATGCCATCGCCAAGCTTGGTGATGCAGGCGAAGAGCTGACCGGTGTGTTTATGCACTCGGCCACCTACTACGCCCTGATGAAGCAGGATCTGATCATCCCCGCTTCCACTACTTCGCAGCTTGACACTCGCCTGTCTGAGCAGCGTCTGGAGAAAGGCACCTATCTTGGTCGCCCTGTGTTCGTGGATGACACCCTGCCTGTTGATGCTGGTGCCGGTACTGGCTCTGGCTCTGGCAAGAACGTGTATTCCACGTACTTCTTCGGTCCTGGTGCTTTCGCTTATGCAACTGCTCCCGCAAAGACCCCTCTTGAAACGGATCGCGATTCCCTGAAAGGTATCGACTTCCTGATCAACCGGACGCATTATCTGGTGCATCCGAATGGTCTGAGCTGGACCGGCACTGCTGCTGCAAACTCGCCCAGCAATGCTGAGCTTGCTACTGGCACCAACTGGACGAAAGTGTTTACGGATAACCGCAACATCCGTATCACTCAACTGAAGGCCTACGTCTGATCGACGTAGAATGAGACCGGCCCCCTTCGGGGGGCTTTCTTTTTACCTGGAGGTACTTGAAATGGGAATGGCAGCACTTCGTCTTGCCGAGCAAGAGCGCCAAGAGCGTGAAGCGGCAGCCGCAGAATGCCCGATGCCGAAACCAGCAGCCGAGGAACAGCCCAAGGCCGCTACGGTGACTGCAAAGGCAAAGCCCGCAGCCAAGGGCTGAGTCACAACGGAGCGGGTCGATGGCTTTTGTATCAACAATTGGCGCTTCTGACGCCAACTCATTCTTGAGCGTTGCTCGGGCCTCGACCCTTCTCGGTGAGCTACCCGCAAGCGCGGGCATTACGGCCTGGCTTGCACTTACGACTACGCAAAAAGAGCAAACTCTTGTTGCTGCGTCAATGACGATCAATCCCTTGAAGTGGAAGGGAACCGTTGCGACGCAAGAACAATCTCTGGCTTGGCCTCGTCGCATGAAAATTGATGGGCGAGTTCTGCCATATGACGAGCTTCCGATTGATTTTGAAATTGCAGTAGCCTATATGGCTGCATTTCTTGGCAGTGGTGGCGGATATACAGCGGTTGCAGTTAATGATGGCGGTGCGTCGCTGCGTGATACAAATCAATACGAAGAAGTTGAGCTTGGCGATGGGGCATTGCGCGTCAAGTTCAAAGGCGGGGATGCTCCTCAAACGGGCATGGATTATATTCCTCCCTTTTCAATGGATATTCTGAGTCGCTACGCAATTGACTCAAGTTTCAATCAGCCGTATGTGACGCGAGATAGCGTTGCACGACTTGATCCGTATTACGGAAATTCCGCGTTCCGCCCAAATCGTATTCGTGTCGTGGGCAGCCAAATCTATCCCTCCTATGGTGGGTGGGCCAGCAATCCCCTTTGATGAGCCATGTCGCTGGTTGATAGCATTTTTAGTTCGATTCCGGGGCCACTGATTAGTCAGTTTGGGATCAACGCTACTTACGTCAAAACTTCGCAGAACCAAACATATAATCCCGTTACCGGAACGGTTTTGGGTGCAACGACAGAAATTGCCGTAAAAATTGTTATTGCCGATCTCAAGCCAGAAGAGAGAAACGACGCGCAGCAGTCAATGATAAAAATTATCATTTCTGCTTCTAGCCTCGGCAGCTACTATCCAAGGGTTTCGGATTCCATCAAATACGCACAAGATGGAAGGATGAGGGTCGCGGAGATAGTTTCAATTAATAATTATCGTGGCGATGACCCTATTATGCACACAGTCATTGCGAGGCTGAGCTGATATGGCACCGAGGAGAGCAAGAAGCTCGGCGCGACAGGCTGGACTTCAGAAAACAATTGACAAGGGAATTGCGGCCGAAGTAGAAAAAATAGCAAGGCGCAAACTCGCAAGGGGAATACAGGAGTTTGCGATTCGCTCAATGAATAGCCTTGCTCAGCAGGGACCGGCGTGGAGCGGTGAATTTTCCGCATCGTGGGGATTCGCGCCACAGGGGCAAGCGCCAAATACTCCTGGCACGACGGGAAGAATTTACAGATACACGAAAAACGATGTAAATATCTACGAGGTAGAGCGTTACTTAAGGGCTGGCTACGAAAAATTTAGCATTTCCAATACATCGGAGCACGCAGCAATCGCAATTGACGAGGAGGAGGCAAAGTTTGCACCTCCCTCCTATCAGCCATACCCAATTGGCGATGTGGTTAAATTCGGAAGCAGCAGGCCAAGTAACGAGCACCTTCGCTGGCAAATAAGAGACGATAACATGGAGGAGGATGTTACGTCTCAAATCACGGCAGAACCCTTTTGGTATCAAAATTATTTACGCGGCGGTGGACTCCAGCAAGACTTGAGCGCTGGTTTTTCTTTTGGCTTTGAGGCAGTGCAATGAACTACCAATCTATCCGCGCAAAAATTGAAGGCCCATTGCTCACCGCCTATAATTCGCAGTCACCAGCAGTTCCAGTCTACTTTGACAACATTACTTTTGTTCCACCTGACCCACCGGATGAATACGTTCGCGTAAACTTAACATTTGGCATGATGACCGAATCTGCGCTTGAGCAGTGTTTCGATCATGCAAGGGGCGCATTGATCATCCGCTGCTTTGCCGCAAAGAACAAAGGCCCCGCTCGCTGCCAAGAAATGCTTGCTATTGCGAAAACTGTTATTGATCAAATCAATTCAACCCGCAAGACAGCTGTTGATACTTACGTTAGGGTCAGGGATATAAGTGGTCCGAGGTTTTCATCAGTAGATGACCTAACTCATTTTATTGGCCGATTTGATGCTGGCTGGGAAGCTGCTGTCAAGTAAGTCGCTACGCTGCCCTTAGCCGGGCAGTGCCCGCTAAAGCCACTACCCCCTGTTTGTCATGGCAACCGTTCTGTCCGGTATTTCCGGGGCTTTCTACTATAAGCCCGCAGGCACCTATGCAACTTTTGGCGAGCTTGATGTCAACGCCACCAACAACACCATTTTCGTTGGAACCTACATGGGTTTCCGCGTTGGCGATCCCATCAAGTTTGACATCTGGAATACCACTACCAACACAACTGGTACTGGCACCCTCCCGTCCACGCTGGTCGGCGCCAACACCTATTACGTGTTGACCTATTCGCAGACCACCGGCCTGATGACGATTTCTTCGACATCTGGTGGCACTGTTGAGGACATCACCAACGACGGCACGATCGTCTCGCCCAACAAGTTCCGCGTTCAGTACGCAAGCTTTGGTGCCGTCGCTGAAGTCCGCGACTGGAGCATTGAGATTTCTCGCGCAGAAATCGACGTGACAACCATTGGCCAATCCCAAACCGAATACGTGCCCTTCCGCTCGTATATTTCCGGTTTTGGTGACGCAAACGGTAGCGCCACTGTTTACATGACCGACGAAGACAACGCTTTCGCCAACCGCATCATCACTGATGTGCTGCGCCGTAAGCAGGTTGGCGCCACGATGAAGCTCTACATTGACCGTGTGGAGACCGCTGGCGTGGTGGATGACACCAAGAGTCGTTCGATCGAGACCGAAGTCACTCTGACTTCTGCTTCTTTCACAGTTAACCCGGACGATGCCCAAAGCATCTCGATCAACTTCCGTCCGTCCGCCGCCGTGAACCTGGATCTTGTTACTGCTTGATCACCGCCTAGGTCAACTGGCCCCGCTTCGGCGGGGCTTTTCTTTTTACTGGAGCCACCACAGTGCCTACTTCTGTTACGCACGGGACTCTTTCTGACGGAAGGCTTCTGGAGATTAACGCCACAGAAGATGGCAGGCTTGAAGTGGATGCAGAGTTTTCCAGTTCATCGGCTGATTCTTTTGGAAGGCTGAAGGTTGCGCAGCCGTTTACTCTTTTTGACTCAAGTCATAGGTTCTCGGACAATAGTCTTTGGAATACGCTTACCGCTAACGGGGGAGCCGCGAATTTCAATGCAGATCAAGGTTTGGTCGATCTAACTGTTACCTCTTCGTCTGGATCGAAGGTAATACGAGAAACCAAGAAAGTTTTTGCTTATCAGCCAGGAAAGTCGCTTCTTCCGCTTAATACCTTTGTTCTTTCGCCTGCCAAGACAAACCTCAGGCAAAGATGTGGATACTTTGGTAGCGAGAATGGCGCTTACATTGAACTTAGTGGCAGTCAAGTTAGTTTTGTTCTTCGCAGTAAGGTAAGTGGCGGCATTATTGATACTCCGGTAGTTCAATCATCTTGGAATGGCGCTGACAAGCTCGATGGCGCCGGCCCATCGGGCATAACTCTTGATCTTTCAAAAGCTCAAATTTTTTGGACGAATTTTGAGTGGCTTGGCGTTGGAACCGTTAGATGTGGCTTTGTGATCAATGGTAAATTCGTCCATTGTCACTCTTTTCACCACGCGAACCTGATTACCAGCACTTACATGACAACGGCCTGCCTGCCGTTGCGCTATGAGATTGAAAACCTTGGAGCTACTGCTTCTAGTAGCACAATGAAGCAGATATGCTCAACTGTTATTTCTGAGGGTGGATACGAAATCAGGGGCAGGCATGGATCTGCCGGAACAGCGATAAACATACCGTATTCAATGGCAACGGCTGGAACTTATTATCCAATTGTTGCGCTTAGGCTTAAATCTACAAAACTTGATTCGATCACAATTCCAACAGCCGCATCAGTCTTTGGCACTGGAAACAACCTTATTTACAAATGGAGAGTAGTCACGGATTCGACTGTTACTGGCGGCTCCTGGGATACAATTGATGCGAATTCCTCAGTCGAGTATAATATTGGGGGAACCAGCATCACGGGCGGCAATATAACTTCGTCCGGTTACTTTGTATCCTCAAACCAGTCTAGGCCAATCGCGGACATTATCAGGCAGTTGTTGTTTTCTTTGCAGCTTGAAAGAAACACTTTTACCTCGACGCCCTCTGTTTTTGCGATTGCAATGTCCTGCAACACGAACACGACGAATGCCTACGGCTCGATCGACTGGGAGGAAGTGACTCGCTGACGGTCTTGGTTCTTGGCGCTTTTTGATTTGATGCTGTAAGCTTTGAGCTGAACGCTTCCTTTTTATGAGCGCCGCACCATCCCCCGCCTCGACAATCAGGGCCATTGATCGCCTGCGCAAAGCAGCAAACTTTGAGCCGATTCGCCAGGAAATTACACTTGGCAATGGCGATGAGTTCGTGTTTTACGTTTCCCCGCTGAATGCAGCGGAGCGCGAAAAGGCGCAAAAAGATGGAGGCTCGGATAGCAATGGTTTTGCTATGCAGCTTCTCGTTCAGAAAGCTCTTGATGAAAACGGCGAAAAACTATTCAAGGCTGGTGAAATTCCCGTCCTGAAGCGCGAAGTTGAAGACGAGGATCTTCAGAAAATGATTCTCTGTGTTCTCAGGCCTCGCGGTTCGGAGGATGCCGAGCCTGACGCCAAAAGCAGTTGAAAAAGAGCTTGAGTTCGACGGGCGCCTTTTCTTTCAGTTATCACTCGCTGAGGCTCTTCACTGCACGCTCAATGAGCTGAAGACGAAAGTCACAGACGAGGAAATGTCTCTTTGGGCCGCATACTTTGCGATCAAAAAAAGACAGAATGATAAAATGATGGAAGACGCCAAGAAAAACGCAAAGCGCAGATAGCCCTTGCCGCCCCCTCATGGGGGCGGCTTTTTCTTGCCTCGCTAGACTGTCGCTAACTTCAGGTCGATCGAGTGGCTAGCTACGACGCCCAAATTAATTTAATTGTTGGCGGGCTTAGAGAACTTGATCGCCTATCTGATAGATTGCGCTCTATTGAGAAGCAAATAGTTGATGTAAACAGGCTTGGCGTTGGCCCTCGTGGCCGAGACCCCGAAACGGGCCAATTTACGTCTAACAGGGAAAACAGGGAAAGGCTTCGCCGTCTTCAGGAGATTTCGCAGCGCGAAGATCGCATTGCAAGCGCAAGACGTAGACTGATAAAAGAGCAAAACGATCAACTTTCTAGTCAAATTCTTCTTCAGTCAAGACTTAATAGTGCGACTGATCTTTACCAGCGAAAACTGGAAGAATTTAGTCGTGGTGGCGCAGGTTCAAAGCTTACGGATGAACTAAAGAATCAAGTACAGGAGATAAAGCGAGCCTTTGATGAAGTCACGAATGGCGGGACAAAAAATCTTTCTCTTGTCAGGAGCCTTGCGACCGAGCTTGGCAGAGTAGTTGAGCGTCAAAACGAAATCAACAGGCTGTCTACTTTTCAGTCAAAGGCTTATTTTCAGGCTCAGCAATTTGAAAGGCAGATTGCCACATTGCGATCTTCTGGCGTACGGGCTTCCGCGTTTTCTGGCGTTGGCGGTCAAATGCGTGAATTCAGATCCGCCTCCTCTCGTGGCTCTGAATTTGAAGCGCAAGATGCTGCAAGGAAAATCAAAGAAACGCTTGCGCGTATCGCAAGAGAATTTGAAGAAAGTGTTGCAAGGATCAAATCGGCAGACAAGGCCGCAGCCTCCTGGGAGAAGTTCTTATCGGAAGCCGCTGTAACTACATTAAAAATTAAGCAAGATCAGAAAGATGCCGCTAGCAAGTGGCAGGCATTTTTCAATGGTGCCGCTGCTGAAACGCTTGAGATCAGGCAATACGCGAAAGACACGGCAAAATCCTGGCAAAACTTTTTTCAAGATGCTGGGCTGGAGGCGGATCGGCTTAGAACCCAAAAGCTTTCTAAGTTTGCGTTTTTGCGTGGCACGCCGAATGCCTACGAAACAGAAGCTGGTCCGCTTCCAGCTGGAAGAGCTGGTGGGCCTCGCTATTTTCAAGAAATTGCGGACCAGCAAAAACAGCTCTTGGGGATAGAAAAAGAAATATCTCAAATTAGGGAAGAGTCAATCAGAAAAACGCTCCAGCTTGAAGAGCAACAGTTTAAGAATGCTCAAAAACGAAAAAAATTATATGGGGAAATTAGTTCGTCCCTCCTTGATGCAGTTTCGTTCGGCAAAGGATCTGACATTGAGCGAGTCATAGCACAAAAAACAGAAGAAACAATCAAAGGACTAAAAAACAGTCTTATTCGTGGTGGCCTTGGTCTTGGTGGCTTGGGTCTCGGCAAAGCTGCCTTTGCGACTTCTGGTGTTGCGGCTGCGCTCGCGCAACAGGCCGCGACTCAAGCCGCTGGATTTAAGGGGCTTGGAATGCTTGATCCCACTGCGGCTATGTCAGCCTCAGCTCAGGCAATCATTCAAACCTTTGGTTCAATTGGGAATGCGGTGAATGACGCACTTGGCGGTGTGCCCGGTGTGGTTGCTGACATGCTTTCTGCGGTTGGCCAGATACCAGACTCACTTGGACTTGCCGCTGTTGCAGCTTTTGCGTTTGCACCGGCAATAAAAAATGTCAGCGAGGGATTGTATAATCTTGGCAAGGCCGCAGGTGAAACAAAGATTGGCGCATCGGTCAACCAGTTCCTGACAAATATAAATCCACTTGCGGCGGCAGCCTACGGAAGCATCGAGGCTTTGACGAATGGCCTTGATCAGCTTCGCGGAAAGGCTATCAATCTTCAGCAAATTGCCGCTGAATCCAAGAATCTTACAAGACAGCTTAATGATGAATATGAAAGCCTTCCTCGCGCTCTTCCCGCCGCAGGAGGAACATCTTTTAAGGGCGCAGTTGAATACGATCCGCGAATTGGCGCATTTGCTGGCGGTGGAGCGCGTGCGCTGAACACTGAAATTGCTCAAACTCTTTTCAATGGAGAAAAGCTTTCTCAGGTGTACGGGAGCGCCGGATCAAAGATAGAATTTATGGCGAATGGGGCTGGCGTTCTTGTTGCAAGGTCAGAAGAGGCCGCTGCCTCCACGTCTATGTTTGCGGAGAAACTTGGGCAGGCGGCAGAAGAAGCAAAAACAATTACGGACTACCTGCGCGAAGCGGTAGAGTTGCAAAAAACAACTGAAACATCGACTCAACGGTTTATACGTGAAACACGCGAGCGCGGTCGCGCAATTCTTGAAAACCAGAAAAGTGAGCAAATAGCTCGCGAGCGTTCTAGCTCGTTGCTTGGCGGCCAGTATTCGGTTTCGCAGGTTCCCGTTCGCGGAGAGCTGTTTCCGGGTGGTCGCACCGAGACCCGCCAGCCCGACTATCGGGCAATGCTCAATCAGGCAGCACAGGCTTCGCAAGCGGCCGAGGAGTCGCTAAATGCTCTGCGCCAAAGAGCAATTGAAAGCCTAAATCTGCCAAAGTCTGTCATTAGCTCAATGACAGAGCAGCAAAAAATTGCTGCTGCCAGTGAGCAGATTGAAAGAAGAACCCTTGGAAATGTTTCCGAAGGTGTTGCTGCCAGAAGAACTGCTCTTGGCGTTATGCAGCAGGAGCAAATTACACTTGCTAGTATTAATGCAGAAAACGAGCGCTCCGTTGAAATAATTAGGCAGCGAAATCGTGAACTGCGGGCAACTCCGGTTGCCGCAATGACGCCGCAGGAGCGAGTCGGGCAGGGCATTTTTGATCCTGCGACTCTCCGCGCAGATCGTCTTCGTCGTGTCAGGCAGGGGCGCAAGCGCCAAGAGGCTGGCGGACGAGCCCTGAGCGAAGGCTTGGTTGGCGGCGCCTTCCCCCTCCTGTTCGGGCAAGGTGTTGGCGCGTCACTTGGCGGCCTTGCTGGTGGTATTGGTGGAGGCTTTGCTGGTGGCGGCCTTGGGTTTGGTCTATCACTGATTGGCACTGCTCTTGGCAGCGCTCTCGATGGGGTTTCCAAAGCCGCTCAAGATACCGGCAAAGCACTTCGCTATCCAGCCGAAAGCTTTGAGCAACTCAAGCAGGCGGGTCTGCTTGCTGGAAAGCAGCAAGAGTTTTATATTAAAAAACTAATCGAATCCGGCAGGATAGCAGAAGCCAATGCGGTAATTCAGAGTCAAATTATTTCCAAGATCGGTACTAAGGGTGTAAATGATCTTGCGGCCCTCGGAAAGTCATCGGATGAATTAAGCAAAGCTTGGGCTGAGTTCAATCTTCAGCTACAAGCTGCACTTGCTGGTCCGCTCGCGGGACTTCTTAAATGGGTTGCGAACATTCTTGCCCTTGGAAACGAAGTTGGTCGCGAAGTTGCATTCCAGGAAGACGTTCTTCGCGGTCTGTCGGAAAAGGATAGAAAAGAGCTTAAGCGCAGGGAGTCGGAGATTCTTAATCGCCCCGGTGGAAACGCTTTTAACGAAGAAGCTAGAAGGAAAGAGGTTTCTGGCGTTTATCGCGAATTTGCGCCAAGATCTACACGTCCAGCGGTTGCAGGCGCACTCACCCCAGAGCAGCAGGAGGCGAGTTTCAAGGCAGCTCAGCAGGTTGCTGATGAAATCAGATCTGCTTATCGCGAAGGATTCCAGCTTCAGCAGCAAGCGATTGATCTTCAGCGCCAAGGCGTTGATCTTCAGCGCCGAGTCGCTGATGATATTTTTAACAAGCAACAAGAAATTCAAAGAAAAATTATTGATACGGAGAATCAGAAAAAGCAAATTGCCATAGAGACAGTCGATCTTGAGTATCGCAGGCGTATTAGCAATGAAGAAGGGCGCGTCGCTGAGGTGCTTGCAGCAGAGGCTGAATTCATTAAAGTTAAAAAGCAGGGCGAAGCTGACATTGAAGCCAAAAAACGCAATCTTGAACTCGATATTGCCAAGCAAAAGCGAGATACAGAAAACTATATTTTCCAGCTTTCTCGCGATATTGACAATATTCGTCGTGCAACGCTTAACTACGAAATGCAGGTGGCCGATTATCGGCTTGAAATTGAGCGCAAGATAGAAGATCAGCGCAGGATCACCAACGCTGCTCAGGCTGCTGCGGCTGGCGCTCCTGGCACCGGTCAAGTGTCTCCAGATGGCCGCTCCTATTACGGCCCTGGCGGCGCCGCCTCTTCCGGTGGTTTTCCCGGCGGCGCAAGAACCTCAAGGACAAGAGACCGAGACGCAGAGAGAACTGGCTGGGACATCACTATGCCCGGTGGGCGAGGCGCCTCTGTTAAATCACCAATTGCACTAACGATTACCGGGACTGGATTCCAGGGACGTGGCGCGGGATCAACTGGAAAAGGATACGGAAATTGGATTACTGGGGAATTCTCGCTTGGCGGCAAGAACTATGAACTGCTGCTTGGACATTTTGATCGCGTCGATGTTGCCAAGGGAATGCAGGTTCCGGCGGGTACATCACTTGGGACTCAGGGTATAACCGGCAGGACTTTTGGCACTCATGTAACAACTCACGTAAACCCGCGTCGCGGTGCTTCGACTTCCGATGCCTGGGCGGCGCTTGACACGCTTACAAAAGCATGGGAAACCGGCAGGCCTATTACTCCACTCTCCCCCGGCAGCATTGTCCCTCAGTATCAAAGTGCGCAATCGCAAGTGCGGAACAGGCCGGTCGTTCCAATGGCCAGCGCTGGCGATACTGGCGCAACAATGAGAGGGCTCACCGCTCAAGATGAAAAAATCAGGAGGCGAAGTGTTCAGCTTGAAGAACAGCTGAATAAGCTTGGCGAAAAAAATGCACTGCAGCGACTTAGCGAAATCGCGAGAGGAGAGATTGGGCTGAAGCAGCGCAACGATGCAATTGCATTGCTTAAGAATGAAATAACTGTTGTTCGCGCAGGCAGCCAGGAACTGCAAGAGAGGGTTCAGCTTGAGGCCGATATTCTTACAAGGATTGAACTGAGAGCGGAAGAAGACAGAAAAATACTTGCTACCACGAAGTTGACGGGAGAGGCAAAGCAGCAATTGGAGCAGTCGCTTGCTGCGGGCCTTGCAATACAAAAACAGCAGGTTGATCTTGACAGAGAAGCGCTTAACTTAACGCAGCAAAAGCGATTTGAAATACAAATGGCTGCTGTTAAGTCAGAAGGAATATTTAGGAATATTGGAGTCAGGTCCGGTTACATAGGTGAAGCAGCTGCTGCATTTGAGGCAGAAATGCGTGCAAGTGGAGACCTGGAAAAAGCAAAGCAGATTGCAAACGAAACACAAAAAAATCAAACAGCCTATGGCAATCAAATGCTTGAGGCGTACAACCAGGCGGCCACAGCTCTTCAGCAGGTTGCAACTTGGGAAAATATTGGCGTTACGGCGGCAAATTCCATTGGCGATGCCTTTGGCAATGCTTTCCGTCAAATTTCTGCCGGTACTGCATCGACGCAAGAAATACTTGCCGGGTTCTTCCAGGGCCTCGCAAACAGCTTTGCGGATATGGCGGCGCAAATGATTGCAAATATGGTGCAAATGTTTATTTACAAGCAGCTACTTGGTGGCTTGTTTGGTGGCGCCGGTGCTGCCGGTGCTGCTGGTGCAGGCGTAACGGGTGTTGTCGGTAATTTTAATCTTGGGGCGGCTCAGTACACATTCGCGAATGGCGGTGTATTCACAAATGGCAGCCTGATTCCATTTGCAATGGGTGGCATAGTTTCCTCACCCACTCTCTTCAAGTTTGCGGATGGTGGGGCCATGCAGACCGGCCTCATGGGCGAAGCTGGCCCAGAGGCCATCCTGCCTCTTAGCAGGGGTCCAGGGGGCCGCCTAGGCGTCGATGCGAGCGTTTCTGGTGGTGGTGGCATAACCAACAACGTGACCGTTAACGTCGATGCAAGCGGCTCCAAGGTGCAGGGTGACGACCAGCAAGCTGGCCAGCTCGGGCGCATTGTCTCTGCGGCAGTTCAACAGGAACTGATCAAACAACAAAGGCCCGGAGGCATTCTTGCAAGGTAATGGCCAGTTTTCCAGCCTACAAACCTGTTTACTCCGCAACAAAGAAGTCCGAACCGGCGGTGCGAACTGCTGAATTTGCGGGCGGCTATCAGCAGCGCACGATCGTTGGGATCAATCAAAATCCAAAGGAATGGTCACTGTCTTTTATTCTTGCGGATGAGGATGCGAATACGGTAGAAGCATTTCTTGATGCGCGAGCAGCAGATTGCGATTCGTTTGACTGGGCACCGCCAGATTCCCAGATTTCATACAAATGGGTATGCAGCGGCTGGTCTAGAGAACTGTTTGAAGTTGGCTACAGTAGAATAAGTGCAACTTTTGAGCAGACGTTCGATCTGGGATAAATAATGGCAATTTACTTTCCCCCTTACAATCCAACATATTCGGCCTCAAAAAAATCAGAGCCGCTGACTACAAAAACTCGCTTTGGCGATGGCTATCAACAGCGCGTCAACTTTGGCTTTAATCAAAATCCAAAGGAATGGTCGCTATCTTTTAATGTTTCAGAGCAAGATGCCGATGCGATTGAGTCATTTCTGAACGCAAGAGCGCTCGATTGCCAACCATTCGATTGGACGCCGCCAGATTCGCCAACATCTTACAGATGGATCTGCTCTTCTTGGACGCGGGAATTGTTCGATATTGATCGAAGCAGGATTGATGTAACATTTAAGCAGGTATTTGAGCCCCCATCCCCACTGATCTACGGCTACGCCAGAGGCTCCAGCCAATTTATTGGCCTTATGTACACACCTGGCGCAGCGATTTATCCGGGGTATGCGCCCGGCTCTAGTTCACAGATTTCGCTGGCATTTGTATCTGGCTCCGCCGGTACTCCGGCATTTGCTCCTGGCGTCAACCTACGGATTTCTGTATCACTTATACAGGGGGCCGCAATACCGCCCGGATACGCGCCAGGCGCCAATCTGCAAATTGCATTAGCGTTTGCGCCGGGCGAAGCATTTGTACCCGGAAATGGGCCTGGGACTAACCTGCAAATTACATTAACACTTGCATCTGGTGCTGCAACCGGCAGTAGCGGTGGTGTACCGACAGGAGACGGCTCTACATTCTGGCAGGAGTGGAGATACAGCGAAGCCGATGAGCAGATTCTTCTTTACGAAGACGAACCCACTACTCCCGCCGCTGTTGATGGTGCCGCGTACTGGAACAGGTGGCAGTCGTGGACAGAGGATCCGCCACTCATATTTGAAGAATCCACGTAAGCTACTGCTAGGCTGAGTTCGCACCCGTCAACCTTCACCTTCTTTCGTACCTAACATGGCAGCTCCCAACATTAAATCTGGCAGCTCCGTCACGACCGTCACCGGCAAGACGGTCGGCTATGCCGTCACCACATCAATGGCTGCAGCGCTGAGCAATGGCGCCAGCAGCGGCAAGGTGCTGAAAATCAACTCGGTGTACTGCGCCAACGTGGATGGCGCCGCAACAGCCGACATCAGCCTGGAGCATTACAACGGCACCACGGGGTTTGCCATTGGCAAGACGATCACCGTGCCAGCTGATGCCACTCAAGTCCTCGTGACACGCGAGGCGTACATCTACCTGGAGGAAGGCCACAGCCTCCGCGCACAGGCCAGTGCTGCCAACGACCTGGAGCTGGTCATCTCCTACGAGGACATCAGCTGATGCTTGGCTTCAACGGTGGCTTAATGGGCGTCCGGCGCACACCGACAACCGGCACAGCGTCTGGTCTGTGGTTTCAGAATGAGCAAAGCGTTGCACAGCGGGCGGGGATTTGGACAGTCCCTGCAGGGCCAAAGGAAGCAAGATACTTTCGGCTGGCAAACTTTGCCAATACCGCGCTTGATGCTAATGCGTTAGATTTCGGTGAAATCGAGCTTTACGATCAAGAAACTAAACACACTGGAATTACATGCACTACCAACATTACATGGGATAGTGGTCAAGATAGCTTTTTGGTTGATGGCATCCTGGATGCAACTCGGTCGTACACAACGAGCTGGAGCAGCATACGATCAACAGCAACGATTACACTGGATCTCGGCTCAACTAAAACCGTAAGTCACATAAAGATTTTTAGTTTATTTACTCAACCTCGCTTTCCTGCATCTTTTGACCTACAAACCTCAGCTGACAATGTGACTTACGCAACCGTTGCCACAGTGACCGTGGGAACTTTGTCTCTTGTTAGTGGTGCGATCTACGCCAGCAGCAAGGTGGCTCTTTGATCATGCTCTACTCCCACTGCCAAGCTACCCCAGCACCCCTGCCGCACCGCATCCGCTTTGCGGACGGCAGCACCCGCACCGACAGCAGCACCTTCACGCCTGACGAACTGGTGCGTGCCGGTTACAGCGGCCCTTACGAGCGCCCCGAGTGCAACCCGAAGCTGGAGACCATCGACTGGGACGGCACGCAGTTCCTGGTGCGCCCCTACAGCTTCGATGAGCTGCAAACGCAGCACGCCAAGATCCGCCAGCAGCGCATCGAGCTGCTGCAGTCTTGCGACTGGACGCAGATCACCGACTACGACCTCGGCGCCGATCGTGATGCCTGGGCGACCTACCGCCAGGACTTGCGCGACCTGGCCGATGCTGCCAATCCATTCGACATCACCTGGCCGCAGCCACCCGCCACCGCCTAGCCATGTCTCCTGTCTTCGCCACCAACGGCGGCCTCTCCGGCGCCAAGCGCAACACCAGCCTGTCTGCGGCCTCAGGCATCTGGATGCTGGAGGAACAGAACCTGGCCAGGCGTGCCGGGCTTTGGCCAGCATCACCATCAGAACTCTACAGGTATTACAGGCTAGATACATTTGCAAACACATCACTAAACGCAGACACCATCGAAATCGCAGAGGTTGAACTTTACAACAATAACACGGTAATCACAGGCGTAACAGCAACTGGCAGCTTTACTTGGGATGGTGGAGTCTATAGCGGCATCGTTGATGGAACCACGAACGATCGAAACTACAGAACATCCTGGAGCGGGATCCGAAGCTCAGCAACCATTACTTTCGACATGGGCTCTGCCGTAGCGTCGCCTACGCACATTCGCATCTTTGTGACCTATGGCGGTGGATTGTATGGCCCCAGATTCCCGGCATCGTTTAATTTCAACGCATCAAACGAAAGCAACGCAAACTTTGTCAGCCTGGCAACCATAACAGTCGGAACAAGTCTCAATGTAGTGACCCAAGACACTCTCTATGTAACAAATAAGGTAGCGATTAGTTAATCCCGCGCATGATCATGCTCTACTCCCACTGCCAAGCTACCCCAGCACCCCTGCCGCACCGCATCCGCTTTATGGCGGTACCAGCAATAGATACTCCAGCCTGTTCACTTCGCCCTCCATTGACAACCCTGCGATCATGCGCATTAATAATTCCTCCAGCGCTACGTTTAACACAACTGGCGGGTTTGAAATCGGCAATGATCGTGGCTACTCAAGTCTTAATCGCGGCTGGTGTGGCTTGATTGGCGAATACATCGTTTTCTCTTTTGTGCTAAACAGCACTGATCGAGACTCATTGCAAACGTGGCTGGCATTCAAGTGGGGCATCATGCCAGCTGAGCACGCCCAGCCCTTGCGTTCGCGTTGATCGGTCTCTACTGCCTGTTCAGCGTTTAGACTGCCGCAAAGATCCTGCAGCTAATGGCCTCACTCATTTTCAACTCGTTCTCGGATGACCTCGCCAGGGGGCTCATCGACATGGATGGCAATACATTTAAGATGATGCTTGTGACGAGTTCCTATGTTCCAGATAAGGACACTCATACAAAAAGAAGCGATGTAACCAACGAAGTAATCGGAACTGGTTATAGCGCTGGTGGGACAACCTGTGCCTGCACCGTAGTTAAAGATACTGCCAACGACAAAGTTACGTTTACGTTTGCGGTCACGGACTGGCCCACTAGCACAATTACAGCTCGCGCAGCTGTAATCTATCAGTCTACTGGCACTGCATCCAGCGACCGCCTGGTGGTCTACGATGACTTCGGATCAAACGTAGTGTCTTCCACCGCAACCTTCTCGGTCGCACAGAACATTATCACCCTGCAAAACTAATGAGCACCATCGTAACCCGTTCCGGCAAGGGCGTACCGCTTACGCACACAGAGCTTGATAGCAATTTTGTCAACTTAAATATTGACAAGGCTGGATACGTTATAGGGGAAGGCGGGTCGGTAACCCAAACAACCGATAAAACAACTTCCGTAACGCTTAACAAAAAATGCGGGCAAATTACAGTAAATGGCTCAGCTTTGGCCGCCAATACTGTAGCTACTTTTACTCTTACGAATAGTACAATTACGGCAACAGATATTATTGTGCTGAATCACGTATCATTTGGTACGTTTGGCAACTATGTTTTAAGTGCTAGGGCCGGTGCCGGTGCTGCCACGATCGCAATCCGAAACATCACAGACAGCTCGCTTTCAGAAACACTTCTAATTGGATTTGCAGTAATCAAAGCAACTATTACATAATACATGGATTACGTTGTATCTGAGTATTGCGTATTTGGATACGTCGATACCGGTCCATCCCTAACATCTGCGCTTCAGGATGTTTCTCCGAGTGCGGTAATTGAGCTGTTTCAGCTTATTCTAAATATTAAACAGCACGGACTGCTCCAGACTTTGTATTTTCATGCGGGCACCAATCAGCTAGATACTAATGTAATTTGGCAGGGTAATACATACGCGGCCATTCCAATAGAAGCTGATGGCTTTGAATGGGACGGACAGGGATCCCTGCCACGACCAAAGATTCGCATAGCCAACATTCTCGGTACGATAACCAATCTCATTCTTTCTTTGCCCGATGGTTTAGAGGGAGCCAGGGTAGTGCGCATACGCACTTTGGCGCGTTTTTTGGATGCTGCGAATTTTCCATCTAACACGAATCCCGAGGCCGATCCAACGGCCTCATGGGAGCCAGAGATTTACTATGTAGACAGAAAATCATCGGAAACTCGCGTAGCAATTGAGTATGAGCTTGCAAGTGCTTTTGATCTTGTCGGGGTACGAGTGCCAAAGCGGCAGTGCGTTACACGCTGTCAATGGGTGTATAGATCCGCCGAATGTGGGTACAGCGGTACTGACTTTTTCAATGAAAAAGATGAAGAGGTCACCTCGGCCGCCTTGGATGTATGCAGCAAGCAGCTTTCTGGATGTGAGCTAAGATTCGGACAATACACCGAGCTGCCGTTCGGCGGCTTCCCTGGTATCGGGACATTTTTTGTATGAGCTGGCAAGAAAAAGCGTTAAACCATGCAAAATCTGCATATCCAACCGAATCGTGCGGACTTGTTGTCATCATAAAAGGAGAAGAAGTGTACTGGCCGTGCAAGAATATATCGGTGTATCCAGAGCAGATGTTTACCATAAATCCAGATGATTACGCGCAGGCAGAGCAGGCAGGTGAGATTATGGCCATAGTTCATAGTCATCCAACAATGTCGGCAGTAGCCAGTAACGCCGACAAGGTTGCAGCAGAAAAGACTGACCTGCCGTGGCACATAGTCAATCCACAGACTTCGTTTTGGTCTACTTATACGCCATGTGGCTACATGTCTCCTTTGGTCGGCAGAGAATGGGTGTGGAGCGTGCAGGACTGCTGGACACTGGTCCGTGACTGGTACGGAGAACAGGGCATCGAGCTTCCTGACTGGGATCGGCCCGTGAATCCAATGGATTTCATCAAGGCCCCCATGTTTGACTCCTGCTGGCCTGCGGCCGGATTCAGGGAACTGAATGATGACGAAGAATTGCGGCCAGGGGATGCTCTGCTTATGTCGATTCAATCAGACACAGGATTGAACCATTGCGGCGTATATATTGGAGACGGTATGATACTTCACCATTTACGCAGTAGGCTTAGCAGTCGTGATATTTACGGGGGTTGGCTCCTAAAATGCACTGGAAGGAGGTTGCGTCATGCTTCGCAAGATTAGGCTTTATGGCAGCCTTGCAAAATTTGTAGGCTCAAGAGTTCTGGAGGCTGATATAAGCACAGCGGCTGAGGCCGTGCGCTTTCTTGTGGCGAATTTTGAAGGGCTTGAGCAGCACATGGCCGACAAGCATTACAGAGTAATTACACATACATCATTGGCAGCAGATGAACTACATGATATAACAAATGTAGAAGCAATAAAAATCGTTCCAGTTATCGAAGGCTCTGGCGCCGTTGGACGCATTTTGGCTGGAATTGCGCTTATAGCTATATCATTTTTCGTACCATTTGTGGCACCTATTCTTTTCGGACTTGGCGCAAGCCTAGTGCTTGGCGGCGTGGCTCAACTCATTACCCCAGTCCCAAGAGTAGGGCAAGGCGAAAATTCTACCTCCGACATAAAAAAGAGTTACAACTTTTCTGGCATACAACAAACCAGTCGCGCAGGCACACCGGTGCCACTTGTTTACGGTAAAACGCTAGTCGGCAGTGTCGTTATTTCCGCAGGCATTGGGAATGAAATAGAAGACCTCGGGGGTGGCGCAGGTCCAATAGAGATAACATATGCTGATGATTTTAGCTTCCTTACTGTTCCATCAGACATATGTATAGTTAATGAAATAATATGGTTTCTTAACGGCGCCGACAGCGGTCAAAGAGGTGAGGCTTTTTACCCTTCAGCGTTAGATGGAGGTAAAACGGTTTTTGCTATGATTAAATGTAATGATGGCACTACAATCACGACACCTCCCACGGTAGTACAAGTCTATACAAGTAACTTCAGGTACTGGCGGGCAAGAAGACTGGACTATGTTAGTGAGTGGTTTCCAACAGCATCTGGTTACCCGTACTGGTACACTCCGTTCAATGATCCTCCGACTGCCTCTAGCCCTAAATCTCAGGCTTGGTTCGGTGGCTCAACAATCAGAGTTGCATCTGGTAGCATGGGTGGGGTTTTGGCCGCATTGTGGGGCATCAGAAAGTCCGATAATACTATATTTGCGGTTTTCGGGCAATGGGTTGGTGGGGTAAGCCCAGAAGAGCCTTACAGCATTGGCGCACCCTTTGGATTTGAATTTAGTCAGGACGGCGAAACGACTGTCGAGGTTATAGAATTGGAAACCCTATGGGACGGTTATGCTGATGGGCAGGGTCCAAAAATTCCATAGGCAGTGCTCTATGAACCACACCTTGTCTCCCAATCGGCAGCATCTAGCAAGTACACGCTTAGCTGTTTGCGCTACCTGCAAAAACTTTTCTGAAGCTACTGGGCGGTGTAGCATGTGCGGCTGCTTTATGCGCATCAAGGTCTGGTTTAATGGTGCAAAGTGCCCAGCCGACAAATGGTGATCTAATGTCTTCTCCTTTTCCTGAACGGCAAAAAAATACTATTATTTCCGGTGCAGGCGGCAAGGGAAACGCACCGGCTCCACGCAAGCCGATAACAGACGAAGACAGCCTAAATTCAACGCAATACGCCTATCTGGTTGATCTAATTTCAGAAGGAGAAATAAAGGGTCTGGTGGATGGCTATCAATCTATTTTTCTCAATAATACTCAACTACAAAATTCAGACGGAACGTATAATTTCCAGGATGTAAAAGTATATCAACGTGTTGGCACTCAAACCCAAAGTTGGATTCCATTGGGAAGTGGGACTATTGAAGACGAAAAGCCAGTAAACACTGAGATACTTAAAAACTTTCCTATTGTAAGAAGCATTACAGATTCTGAAGTAGATGCAGTAAGGATCACGATAGCCATACCGTCGTTGCAGCGTATTGATAACGAAACGGGCGACACAAAAGGAACGGCAGTGCAGCTAAAGATATTTGTGCAGTATGACGGCGGTGGCTTTGCAGAAAGTATAGACGATACAATATCTGGCAGAACGCCAGATGAGTACCGGAAGCAGTATCTAGTGCAGCTACCGCAACGCGCTTCTGGAGCAACTGTAGACATAAAAGTTTTACGTGTAACCGACGATAGCACGGATCAACTTTTAAGCAACAAAACAATATGGATCAGCTACACAGAGATTATTTATTCAAAACCACGTTACCCAAATAGCGCTCTTGTTGCTTTTCGTGTCAACGCTCAACAATTTAATTCTATTCCGCAACGCAGTTACTTGGTCAAGGGAATCAAGGTACGAATCCCGAAGGGTGTTGAAGTTGATCAAGAAACAGGACGCATTGTTTACCCGCTCAATTTTGTTTGGGATGGCACATTGGGACCGGCAGTTTGGACATCCTGCCCAGCCTGGATCCTGTGGGATGTTTTAACGGAAAGCCGCTATGGTTTTGGCGATCACATTAAGGCCGCGAATTTGGATAAATGGGCTTTCTTTGCTGCATCAAAATATTCCAATCAGTTGGTTCCTGACGGCTTTGGTGGGCAAGAAGCCCGCTTTTCTTGCAATGCAAATATACAAATATCAGAAGACGCCTACAAAACAGTAAATGACTTGCTATCTGTAATGCGTTGTCAAGGGTTCTGGAGTGCCGGTGCTCTTACTATTGTTCAGGATAGACCATCTGATCCGGCGTATCTATTTACATTGGCCAATGTTTCTGAAGAAGGATTTGCTTATAGCAATTCAAGCCTCAAGACGCGCCCAAACGTAGCCGTAGTCAGCTATCTCGACATTGAAACACGCGATATTGCGTATGAGGTAGAGGAGGATCCCGAGCTTATTGATAAATACGGTGTAATAAAAACAGAAATTAGCGCTTTTGGCTGCACAAGCAGAGGGCAGGCGCGTAGGCTGGGCCGCTGGCTTATTTACACAGAGCGTTACGAAAAAAATGTTGTGACGTTCCAATCCGGCTTAGAAGCTGGACAGAAAATACGTCCTGGGCAAATCATAAAAATTTCTGATCCACTCTATTCCGGTTCAAGGCGTGCTGGACGTATCGCCGCGTCAACAGCCACGCAAATTACGGTTGACACTACAACAGGTACGGACCTTGGCGGAGCACCAGCAAGCTCACTTGTATCAGTAATTCTTCCAGATGGAGTGCTTGAGTCCCGCCAAGTTGAGTCAATTCTAGACGGAGTAATTACCGTATCGCAGCCATTCAGTGCCGCGCCAAACGTAAATTCACTTTGGGCGCTTGAAAATGAAATCGTAGAAACAACGCTATGGCGCGTACTTAGTATAAAAGAAGACGATCGCGCGCAATATTCTATAACCGCAGTGGCCTATAATCCAGCAAAATATGATTACGTTGAAGCGGATATTCCGATTGCCCCCAGGCAGGGTTTTCAGCTTAACGCACTGCCTGGAGCGCCACAAAATGTACGTGGCACAGAAATCGACATCAACCGCAACGGTACTATTGTTAAAAAACTTACATTTTTCTGGACTGCGCCTATTGGCATAGGACAGTTTAGGGTAAAATATCGCGCAGACGAAGACATATTTACAACCGCTGATGTTCAAGGGTTTGTTTTTGATGTTGAAAATCCTGTGCCTGGGAAACACCACATACAAGTATTCAGCGTTTCTCCCAGCTCCGGCTTAAGCAGAGCGGCTCGCGCAGAATATACCCTCGGTCCATATGTCGAGGCCGACTATGTTGCTGCGGGCTACGGGACAACCTAATATCTAGACAGCTGTGATCTGTCGATGACCGTCAAAAGCAAAACCGGCACTGGCCGCGTTGACCATCAACCTGGCAAGCCGAAGATGACCCGGCAAGGCCAAGGGAAGCACAGCAAGCCCAGTCATGGTCGCAAGAAAATGTGTGGCCAGGGACGCTAGGCTGCATCCATGGCAGTCACACCCGGCACTTACAACTTTCCCCTGAAGCGTCGGGCGGACTACAGCCTAATGCTGCAGTTCAAAGGTGGCACGGGGACTCCAATCAACCTGACCGGTTGGGTAGTTGATGCAGAAGCTTGGAACAAGGATCGTACTGTAAAGTACGCAGATTTTGCGGTCCAATATACAGATAGATCAATCGGCAAAGTCAAGCTAAGTTTTACGGAAACTCAAACAGCCACATTTCCTGATGAAGTTTACTATGACGTGTTGCTAACAAATCCATCAAATCTAAAAGAATATTACCTTGGAGGGACAATTTACGTTTCTCAGGGGTACACGACATGACAATCGTAAACGTTGAAGCTGTAACACAAACTATTGTTGCTACAGATAGCAGCGAAGGCATTGTTGTAACGGTAATTACACCTGGCGCACAAGGGCCACAAGGCCCAGCTGGAGCCGGGTTCCTTTTTACGCAAGGAAGTCCATCTACAACCTGGCTGATAAATCACAATTTAGGATTTAAGCCGGTCGTTCAAATGTTTGACGCTGGAAGTCAGGAGATAGAAGGATTGATCTCGCATCCAAGCCTGAACACCACCAGTATTCTGTTCGCAGTCCCCATCGCTGGCTTCGCAAGGCTGGTCTGACATGGCAAAGAAGATTTTTACCGACTTTGATTTTCAGTCGGTCAGCAAGGTCACGAATCTACCCTCGCCCAGTAATTCTGGCGATGCAGCCTCAAAGGCATACGTTGACAGCCTGGTAGAAGGCCTTGCTTGGAAAGACAGCTGCCGCGTCTCCACACAGGCCAACCTGAACCTGGCGAGCCCCGGCGCCTCCATTGATGGCGTCACGATGGCGTCACAGGATCGCGTGCTGGTGCGCTCGCAGAGCGTCGCTTCTCAGAACGGCATCTATGTCTGGAATGGCGCTGCCGTTGCCATGACGCGGGCGCTCGACGCCAGCACCTTTGCGGAGCTGGAGCAGGCCGTAACAACGGTGGAGGAAGGCACAAGCGCTAGCACAAGCTATCGCCAAGACCAAATCAATGGCACAATTGATAGCAGCAATATCAGTTGGGTTACATTTGGGTCAGCCGCACCAGCAGCCTCTGAGACGACTGCTGGCATCGCTGAAATTGCAACACAAGCCGAGGTCAATACTGGTACTGACGACAGCCGTCTTATCACGCCTCTCAAGCTTGCAAACTGGAGTGGCCGTATCAAAAAGTACGCGGTCGGCATTGGCGACGGCACAAACACAAGCTACACAATTACTCATAACCTCGCCACTCTTGATGTCACTGTTGCTATTTTCAGCAACAGCAATGGCGAAGAAGTGATCACTGATATTACTCACGCCACGATCAACACCTTGACGATTGTGTTTGCCACTGCGCCCACCTCTAACGCTTATCGCGTCGTTGTGATTGGCTGATGACACGCGAATTACTTACTGGTGCTAATTTACGCGGCCCGCTTGAAGTAAGCGGTAGCCCTGGAGCTGCTGGCCAAGTTCTGCAATCCGCAGGCCCTGGCGTACCTCCAACATGGGGATCAGGAAGTGGGCTTGTAATTAACAGCGTTACCCTTGATTTTGGTAGCAATCCACAGTGGTCAACTCAATTTATAATTACTTCGATTCCCGCAACAGTTGGACAAAGCGTGATGATGGTTGCATCGGGTAATAATGGTGATGAACTTGAATTCGATGGTTTCACCTGCGCCGCCCGCGTAACCGCAACCGACACAATTCAGGCCTGGGTCACGGCTTTTCCGGGGCCTGTGGCGGGCACTCGATCCTTTCTGCTCCTTCTCTCCTGATTTAGACCAATGGCAGTCCTCCAAGACGGAACCTCGGGCGGAATCCTTGCCCGCATCTTCAACACCTCCAAGGGCCTGGCTTCGATGCTGGTGGCGGCGGATGGCACGACCGTTCCCAAGACCAGCGGCGAGGGACGTGGCTCGTCTGACGGTCATCTGCCCGTTGGTGGCATCAACGACGACACCTACCGACCGTTGCGGGTAGACCGCCTGGGGAACATGGTCCCCGGCACGGTAAACCTACTGCTGCACGAACCCTTTGAAGGTGCAACTGTCAGTAGCCCCAACCGAGTCACAGTTGCAACTACTACATTCACGCAAGCGCAGACTGCTGCAGGCGGTCTGAACTTCAACAGCGCCAACAACGCCGCAGCTGCTTCGGCAGCCTTACTGACAAGCAACCGCCAATTCGCCAAGCTGCAGCGTGCTCCACTGCACTGCAAGTTCCGCGCCCGCGCCGGTCACGTCACCAACGCCGTCATCGAACTCGGCTTCGGCAACCCCGCTAGCCAAACGGCATCCCCCACGATTGGTGCCTACTGGCAAATCACAACGGGCGGTGTCGTCCAACCAGTTCTGACCTTCAACGGCGTAGACATCACCGGCGGTGCGGTCACAATGCCGTCCGGCTGGCAGAACAACTACTACGTCTGGGACATCATTCTTGATGACGACGAGGCTTTCTACATTATTCAGGACACGACAACTGGCGCAAGTATTGCCGAGCGTCGGATCCAACTTGCTACGACCCAAGTCAGACTCTGGAACTCCTCGCGTCTGCCTGTATTCGCTCGTCTCAACAACGTCACGGCTCCCGCTTTCGCGCCGACGCTGATCCTGGCCTCGATGGACGTGATGATGCTGGACACGGCCCAGAACAAGCCGTGGACTCACATCTCAGCGCTGAGCGGGTTCGGAGGAGAGACCAACCCGACGACGTTCGCGCAGACCGCAAACTACGCAAACAGCGCAGCTCCAACCAACGCCACCCTCAGCAACACCGCCGCTGGTTACACCACTCTCGGCGGTCAGTTTCAGTTTGCAGCAGTAGCTGGTGCAGAAACTGATTTTGCGCTGTTTGGCTTCACTGTCCCCGCACCTTACAGCTTCGTCTGTACCGGCGTTGAGATCGACACCTTCAATGCTGGCGCGGCAGTAGCGACCACAGCGCATGTGCTGCAGTGGTTCACCTCTCCCGATCAGACCGCAATCTCCCTGGCAACGGCCACCAACCGTCGCGTGCCCCTTGGAGTGCAGAGCTTCGCTGTCGGTGCAGCAATCGGCGCCCTGGCAGCGCCCGTAGTCCGCGACCTGAGTAATGCACCGTTGGTGACCAATCCGGGCCGCATCATGGTGATCGGTCTCAAGATCCCCGTCGGCACCGCCACGGCATCACAGATTATTCGTGGTGTTGTGGTCGTTCGCGGTTACTTTGAATGATTCATCGGTGCAGTTTGCTCTGCGCTGCAACCACCCAATATGGACAAAGCATTAAAATGCTCTGTCTTTGAAGCTGGACGCTGTATAGGGCTGTCGTCACGCTCGCTACCCTGTCAATGAGATCCAGTTGACCATGGGCAGCGAAGACGACACCCCTCGCGGCGACACAGATCGTAATGTGTCGAGGTCTCTGTTCGACTGGAGGGGTGTCGAGGAGCAGGTCGCCGCTGGCCTTATTTTGATGGCAACATGCGGGATTGGATTTATTGCTTTCACTGTCCCGCAAAGGCTTGACTTGATTCTTGAGAAAATGACAGCGATGACTCAACGCATCAGTGTTCTTGAGAATCGCGTTGATCAGGTCGAAGGAAGTGTCGAAGACTTGAAATTGAAAACTCGTCACACCTGGAAGTAGATATGCAAAACTGGCTCTGGCGATCAATTGTTAGCATTGCAGCCGGGATAAGTATTTTGGCAGTAGGGCAATGGGCGTCATGCCGTTTTTATGTTCTTCCGGCGGTGTGGCCAATATATGCAAATAGTCAGCTTTCAAAAAATGGAAAGTCGCTAGATCCGCAACCAATGGGATGTAGCGATGTCGATGCGAGAACCATAACAGTAATGATGAGCGTACTGACTACCCTGATTAGCCTTAGCAGGAAGGCTTGATAGCTGTGGCCATGAATCGCTTTCTCTTTAACCTCGCCAAAACGATTCTTCTTTCATTGCTTGACAAAAGCATAAAAGCAGCTCTGCCAAAGATTTACGAAAAACTTGATGTAACAATACCAGTAGCTCTCTTCAATGGTGCATCACCAAGAATAATCAAGTCAGAGATAGAGCATGTTGTGATGAAGACGACGGGCCGACCTGCAAATGAAGACGTGATTGACCTGATCGCAGCCCTCTACAATCCCTTGAAGAATGCTGAAAGAATTCAGCGGCAACCCCGATGAGCGACTTCCTTTCTGCCGCCAAGTGGACCGATAAAAAGAATCCAGCGCCGCATCAAATTGCGGCCTGGAATTGGGCGTGGGGGCAGCTGAAAAGTGAACAGAAAAAAGAGTTTCTGTCCATGTTTCGTGCTGCTCAAAATATTACAGACAAAATAACCAATTTCGACAACTCTTGGGATGGCGTAAAAGCAGCTGCGCTTGCAGCCGGTGCCGTATATCCCGACCTCGTTGCCGCTCAGTGGGCTCTTGAGTCAGGTTGGGGCAAATCGGTATCAGGGAAAAACAATTTCTTTGGCGTGAAAGGGCCTGGCAGTGTCGTCACAACGCAAGAAGTAATTAATGGAAAAACAATTACTATTCAGGACGAGTTTATTGATTTCAGATCCCTTGGGGAATGCGTTGAGTACGTTGTAGATCGCTGGCATCGAGACTGGAAGGATTACAAGGGAACAAATAACGCAGAAAACAGAGACGACGCAGCTCGCTGGCTTGTGCAAGAGGGCTATGCAACTGATCCCGCATACGCAGAAAAGCTCATAAGGATTATGAATGAAAAAGCTCCTGCGCCTGCACAAAAACCCGATCAGCCACTCAAGCCGTACCTCAAGCTGACTCGCACCGGCAAGAAAAATGCAACGGGTCTTGAGCTTCTGAAGCTGGAGTCCTTCAAGACCGGGGCTTCGATGGGCTCGATCTCCGTTGTCTCTGGGGCGCCTGGAGCCCAGCAATTCAGGATTGGCACGCGGAGTCGGTCGGGCAGCCTGGAGCCCCTTCCAGAAGGGCGCTGGGGCGTCGAGGATGTTCAATGGCAGGCCGGGAGGGACAACTACTCCGGGAACTGGGGAGCCGGTCTCGGACCCGTCAGCACGCCGCTGCGATACCTCGGGCCTGGCACAACCGAAAGAAGTGCGATCGAAATTCACATTGATTCCAACGCACGCACCTCGCCCGGAACGGCTGGTTGCATTGGAATCGCAAATGAAAGCGATTACAGAAAATTTGTAAGCTGGCTTCGTGACGCAGATCCGCGTGATCTGTATGTTGACTATGGGCTTGGTACGTGCCCGAAGCCAAAATAGCTAGGAGTCGATTCTTTTCTTTATTGCTAAAAGTAGAGCGCATCTGCGAAGTCCATCTTTTTCCATCTTTTGCAGCTTCGCCTTGGAGATACCTGTCATTTCTGACAGATCTTTCCAGGTTGTCGATGGACTCTTGCTTCGCTCAAGCACGACAAGTCTTGTCTGCTCATCCAAATAAAGATCAATTGCCATATACGCATCAATAATATTTAGTCTCGATTCTGCGTCGTCAACTGTATTTGAATTTTTTTCGTCTGGGATAATGTCGATAATCGTTGATCCCGTTTCGCCATCGCCAATCATTTTGTCAAGACTTGTTAGTGATTTTGGTGCCTCTATCGCACTCTTGACTTCCTCTAGAGTAATTTTTGACTCAATTGCTATTTCGTAAATTGTTGGCTCTCTCCCAAGTTTTTTTGATAAAACCTCGATTGTCTTCTTGATCTTGCTCATTGATTCGTGAATTCCGATAGGAAGCCGAATGCAGTAATCTGTTGATTGTATTGCGCGTTGAATCGACTGTCTAATCCACCAGTATGCGTATGTACTAAATGCGTATCCTCTGGTTGGGTCAAATTTTTCAATTGCGCGAACCAATCCCATGTTGCCCTCTTGAATCAAATCCATGAAATCAAGAGTATTGCAATGCCGTTCATATTTTCTTGCAATATTGACAACCAATCGAAGATTGCAATTTATGAATTTTGCTTTTGCCCTTCTTCCAGTTCTTGCAATTTTCCTGTCTTCTTCTGTCTGATCGGACTCGCTTTTTTCTTCAGAAACAATCCACGCTTGAATTTGCGTACCAAGGGAAACCTCTTGAGCTTTCGTCAAGAGCGGGTAGCGACCTATTTCATTGAGATAAGCCTGAATCGAGTCCTTTGGGGGCATTGTCTTGGGTGGTGCCGGAGGATACCTGCAGATAGTGGAGCTTCCAAACCGCTTGCCACTCCTGCGAATGATCCCACACGACGCCCATTCCGTAAACGCGCCACTTCCAATCATTTTCTTTGCATGGCGCTTGAAGCCAGGGCTCGGTATGCTCGGTCACAACAATTCCTCTTTCGATCGTGTCAATCCCAACGTATCGCCCAGAGGATCAGTTTCAGGAAAGGCTGAACGCGGAAAGGCTGAAGGAATTGTTTAGCTCAAAGGACTATCAAGGGCTTCTGGAGCTTGCGCTTTTACTGAATCACCAAGCTTCCTTCAATAACAGTCGCGCTGTTTGGGCGCTCTGCGAAGCATCAAAGAATATGAGCGAAGAATTTAAGATTGAAAAATACATGCAAATGGTATCCGAGATGCCCAGTCCAGAGGATTAGGCCGATCCTTGCTGCTGCCATTGCCGCTAAGATTTAGCCATAGCGCCACACAGTCTCATGCCAGGCTCTTTTTTAATTGGACGCACCACGGCTGGAAATGCAATTCCAGTTAAAGTTAATAGCAACGGCGAACTTGTAGCGGATGTTGGCGCGATTAGTCTTGGCGATGTCGAAATCAAGAATGACTCGGGCAACCCCATCCCCGTTGCTGATGCTGGTAGCAGTCTGACCGTTGACGGCAAGGCGTATCGCACCACCACCACCATCACCCGACCAAGCAACGCCACCGCCTACACCGCTGGTGATGTCGTTGGCGACACCAGTGGCAGCGCCATCCTCACCTTCACCTCCGCAGGCCCCTCCGGCGGCTTCCTCTTCCTCCAAAGTGCTTCCCTGGTGTTCAGCGACAGCGTGGTGCCCAGCGGTATGAGTGCCTTCCGCCTTCATCTCTACGACGCCACTCCTACAGCTACTGCCGACAATGCCGCCTTCGATCTGCTGAGCGGCGAACGCGCTAACTACATGGGCTACGTGGACTTTTCCACCCCCCAAGACTTCGGCAGTAGCCTCTATACCCAAGTGGACTACCCAGGCCGCCTACTCAAGCTGGCTACCGCTAGTACCACGCTGTACGCCGAACTGGAGACTCGCGGCGCCTACACCCCTGTCAGCGCAAGCACAGTACAAGTCCGCATGAATCTGCTGGAGGCCGGACTCTGATGCGAGGCTCTGGAGCGTTCAGGGCGGCAGTATCGCCCGGCGGCGTACTGGCTGGTCCGTGGGTGCGTGACGAGCTCTGGCGGCGAGCTCGCACAGTGCCCAGCCTCGATCTGCGTTTTGCGGAAAGAAAAAGTCTGACCGACGCGGTAAGTAACCAATCCCTTGTCACCTTCACCCGCGCCAGCAGCGCGACCTACATCGACAGCGCGGGAACGCTGCAGACGGCAGCTGTGGATGTGCCGAGGTTTGACCACAACCCCACGACCGGCGAAAGCCTAGGCCTGCTGGTGGAGGAGCAGAGGACCAACAGCGTCACCAATAACACAATGGTGGGCGCAGTTGCTGGTACACCTGGAACGTTGCCGACTGGATGGGGCACCTTTGTCTCCCCCACTGGACTAACACGCACGATTGTTGGCAGTGGAACCGTCAATGGCATTAACTACATTGACGTTCGCTTTAATGGAACTCCAAGTTCAACAGGTGAAATCACTCTGTATTTATCGCCTGTAACAACGGCAACGCTGGCCCAGGCTTGGACTGCCACTGCTTGGCTTTCATTGGCAGGAGGAAGCACTTCAAATATAGGAGGGATTAGCCTAAGAAATTTTGAACTCAACTCTGGGGCGTATGTCCGTGAAATTAGCACTAACTTTGTTTCAAGTATTTCTTCTGACTTTGTTAGAAGGCAGAATATTACAACTTCTTTTGGAGCCAGCGCTAATCAAATTCAATCAGTCCTCAGCATTACCGCTGCAGCAGGCGGTACACCAATAGACATTACTCTCCGCATCGGCCTGCCCCAGCTAGAGCAGGGTGCATTTGCGACCAGCGTGATATTGACTGATAACACTGCACCATTTGGGAAGACCCGCAACGCGGACGTTGCCAACATCACGGGCACAAACTTCAGCTCCTGGTATCGGCAGGATGAGGGGACGGTGTTTGCAAGTGCGGGCGTGCAAGATTTTACGCAAACAAATTTTCCAAGATTGTTTAGCCTTGACAGAGCCGATGCTAGCACTAATTTTATTGCCGCAGTGCGAGGCAGTAGCACTCGCAGACTGGACTACAGCGTTTTCGCTGATGCCGCAGGCCAAGCAGTCGGACTCAACAATGGAATTGCACCTGCTGCTAACACTACTGTAAACGGCGCATGGGTTTACAAAGCAAATGATTTTATTGGGGCCACGGGTGGTGTGCTGACTAATTCTGATACTTCCGGCTCTGTGCCTACTTTGTTGACTACGCTAGGTATTGGGATGCAAGGCAATGCCACTTTGCATTACAACGGCACCATCCGCCGCCTCACCTACTGGCCTGTTAGACTTGGAAATAACGTATTACAGCAGGTCACTCAATGACGACAGGAGTCTTGACCGAAACCCGGCTCAGCAATTTTTGGTCAAAGGTTGACAAGGAGTCCAGCAGTACAGACTGCTGGTTGTGGACTGGCGCAAAGCAAGGCGGCCGTGGCGGTAAGTACGGAGCCTTCCAGCTCGGTTGGAAAATACAAAAGCGGGCTCACAGGCTTTCTTTTGAAATTGCAAATGGACCCATTCCAGATGGAATGATGGTCTGCCATGTTTGTGATGTACCTCTTTGCGTCAACCCTGCTCACTTGTTTCTTGGAACGGCCAAAGAGAATATTGATGACATGGATGCAAAAAATCGCAGGGTTAGCTGCAAAGGTCAAAGGAATGGAGCTAGTAAGCTGACTACAGAAGCGGTTAGAAATATTTATCTTGACCCAAGGACTAACCGCGAAATTGCGCAAGATTACAACGTTAACTCCAATTTAATTAGCCAAATCCGACATCGCAAGATTTGGGCAGACGCAACTGCAGACTTACCCGTACAACCAAAACGCAAGCCCGGTGCTGCAAGTTCGGGGTACAGGCATCGCTTAGCCCAGCGCCTAGCCAACTCCACGCTGCAGGCAATCACGCAATGACGCACTACATCCGCTTCCCCGACGAATCCACCGGCATGGCTGCCCTGGATGCTGCTGGCTTCACTACCACCAATGACGACGGCGACACCGTGGTGCTCACCGCCAGCCACACCCACGCCTTGGATGTCATCGGCCCCATCTACAAAGGCGGCACCTACGACCCCGACACCGGCGAGGTGATCACCCCACCCGTGCTGCTGAGCGGCTGGCACGTCAATTACGTGGGCGACCTCCCCGACGGCTGGGACGCTTACATCGTTGAGCCGGAGCAGCCTGTGAGAGTGTTTGCGGGGTAGAGCCAAAGCTGCGACAGACCCGCCCCCCTAAGAGATAGCAGTGCTAATCTCCCTACGCCGCAATCCTATCAAACTCTTCCGTCGCATGTGACTGCTGCCAGACACTCGGCATGACGGTTTGATTCAAATTGTAATGCCCCTTCACCGCATAGCTGACACGGGGAGCGGCTTCCATGCGCTGAAAAACAATCTGCCCAATCAACATTCCTGGGTAAAGAGGAATTGGATGCACTTGGCGAATGTTGTGCAGCTCAAGTGTCAAGCGGCTGCCGTAAAAACCAGGATCAATAAATGCACTAAGGGCATGAGAATACCCTTCTCGCCCACGGCTTGATTTCAAGGCAAATGTGCCAGCAATGTCCTCTGGCATGTTGAGGATTTCCTGCGTGCAACCAAGGCAGAATTGGCCTGGCCGCAGCATCCACGGATTCTCTTCTGTGTAGCCATCAAGAGGAGCACGAATGAAATCTCTTGTCGCAACAGACTCGATCATTATTTCTGCGCCCAACCGAACGTCGTAGCTAGCTGGGTTCAGCTGATCGGGCGAGAAAGGGAGAATCATTGCTTGTTCTTTGCAGAGACGCTCTATCTCGATGTCGTTAATGATCACTTAGCTTTTTGATCCCCTTGCGGAGATAAGCATAGTGCCTTGTGTCCTTGAGCAGAGCGGAGCGATTGCAAATGCTGCAAACGCCCCGCATCGAGGTGCTCACGCCATCCCTGGGCTCGCCATAGAGGATCCCACAGCGCGAGCAACAGGAGTTTGCGTTGATCAGTGTGCGGAGAAGATCAATTCTCTCCAAACGCCGCTTGCGCGATGACCGGAAAGCATTCAGTAAATACCCGCTTGCATTCCTCAGCAATTTCACGATGCTCAAGTTGAGTTCCATTGCCGATGCGCAACTGAATATAGTGTATCCATGAGCGCAATGTGCCGTGCATATACAACGTTGTTGGGGTGCAAAGGGGAAGAACCCTGCGAGCTGTTTCTTTTGCTACGCCTTGCGCCAACATTGCTTCATACAAGCCATAGGCTCTTCCGATAATCTGTCCTGCGGCAGACCGAAAGCGAATCTCGTCATCTTCTGGCAAATCGTCAAAGCTGTTTTGACGATTTTTATTGTCTTGTCGCCTGAATTGAGGAATTTGCGCCATTTCTGTTTGCGCATAGCGAGTAGAAAACTCTTGAAAAGAGAAGCTCGCGTGCCTGAGAATTTGAGCCGCAATATCCCTCTCGGTATCAATCTTGAGGCACATTGAGGCCATTTGAAATGGCGACCAATGGGGCTGTTTGATCAAGTAGCGCAACAGTCTGGGCGCTGTTTCATAATTGTCTTGATTGGCGGGGTTTGATACCCGCGCCATCCTGACAATCAATTTTTCCGCATCTGGCGTGCAGTGAACAAGCTCAACCTTCATCCTTCACTTCCTGCCTTTCAGCAAAACGTTGAGCCAGTGCATATTGCGCAAATGCAACATGCGATGCAGCACTTTGCCTATTTGCGGGCGCCATCGGAAAAGAATCTTTCCAATACTGCTGAAAGAGTTCTTCAAGCGAAATTCGATCAGACATTGACGCTTTCCTCTTTGTTCATGTACTTATCAGCGAGTCCAGTATAAAGCATGTAGAATTCATGCCCCTTTTTGTCTCGCCCGTCCTTTAGAAACCATTCTTCCAGGCGTTGCTGCTTTTTGTTTTCTTCGATTGGATCAATACGCATGTCAATGAGTGCTGTGTTTTTCAATCCAGCGAGCCGCCTGGGCGCACCGCCACCCATAACAGGCAGCAGCACGCACCAGAGCCCTCAGGTTGGCGCTCAGGGACGCCTCGGGGTTCCAGACCGCCTTGATGATGGCATCGGTCTCGGCATCAGTCATCGGCCGTCAGGAGCACCGCCTGACCGTAGTAAGGCGCAAGGTCGCTGTTCATCAAAAGATGACGAGCTTCAATTGCCGATACTGCGTGAATTGAACGAATGACGTTCAGACTCTGAATGTGAAACACGAATCTTTTTGTTTTCATTTTCTGGGTTGGTGCTGTTGTAGTTGGCGACATAGAGAATGTGCGAATGAAGAATAACAGAAAAAGATGCTGTCGCGATCAAAAAGCAAATAGCGTTTGCCGTTCTGTTACCAATGTTCATTGGACTAGATCAGTAAGAGTTGGTGGTTTGTAGTTCGGCCCTTTCAAGACCTTTCCATCTTCACGCCTTGCTACTTTTCCATCCTCGCCAACCTTGCTCATATTACTAGCGAACACTCGATTCAGTGCTTCATCAAGATCCCAACCAAGATATTCTGCCATTTGATAGCAAACGAAAACGAGATCGGCCAGCTCCTTGAGAAAGTTTTCTTTTATTTCTACCGAATCCCTGTTTGCCTCATAAGAAAAACTTTCGACCACCGCCTCGTTGTATTCTTCTCTGATAAGCAGTCGCTGCATTTCAAATGAATCTTGTTGCCATTCGCTCGGCAGTTCAAAAACTGCCCTGAATTCCTGTGCCTGTTTCTGAAGAGTTCCCATGAGAATGCAAAATAAAGGCCCCGCGTGAGCGAGGCCGGTCTGCTGGTGGCGATTGGATCAAAGATCCAGGTCATCACCTTCGTCGGCTGCATCTGCGGCGTCTGCGCTGCCCTCAAAGGCGGTCAGGACGATCCGGCCAGCCTCTGCGACCACCTGCACCTTGGAGCCCGCCTCAAAGCCAGCGATCGAGCTGTGACGGTTGCCCACCACGCAGTTGCCGGTCTTGCCCACGGTGATCACAGGCTGACGGCTGCGACGGGTGGTGTAAGAGCGACGGCTGGCGGGCGGCTCATAGCCGGTGCTTGCCGCTGTCATCGCCTTGAAGAAGGCGGGCTTGTGATAGCGGGTTTCGGTTTCGCCGGTCTCGGAATCGGTTACAAGGGTGTAGTAACCAGTTGCGAAAAGAACTTCCTCGATGGGATCTTCTTTGTGAGCACCAACGTAATCAAGCAGAGCTTGACCAGTGATCTTTTCGCCCTTGACTTTGGTTTTACCGGCTTCAGGAGCTTCGGTTTCTTCGACTTCGGGGGCGAGGGTTTCGGTTGCCATTTCAGAAATAGTGGGATCTTGGACGTTTTCTGCGTCCTGTTTTTTGCGAGCCATGGGGCCGTGTGTGGTTGACTGATGCAAGTTAGCACAGTCAAGCGGCTTTTGCAAGTATCCCGGTCAGGGGGCAAATACAAGAGCGGCCCCGGTGGCAGCTGCTTCATCGAGGCGCGTCACTGTTATGTGAGCGCCCGGAACTCCGTCAGGCCTGCAAAAAAGCTTGGCGGATGAAGCGGCGACGATTAAGGCGTCGTCATCATAACATATTTTTGTAAGGGCGTCACCACATGCTCGCAACAGTTTGTCGGCATCGCCAAGCTTGCTGTGAAAGACTGGCGCATTCGGCTTCAGCACGCCCTTTGAGTTGTAGTGAGCCTTGGGGCGAGGCATATAAAACAAAGCGTTAAGCACGTAGAGGCCATCTGTGCGCCACATGCTTGGCCGCATGATCAGGGCCATCTTTCCGATGCTGCTTCGCCACTGATGCAGGCCTTTCGACTGCTCCACCATCGCCACGGCCACACGCTGCTTGCCGTTTGCATCTGTCCACGTTCGCCCGAAAGCGCTTTTTGAACCCTGTGTCTCTGGCTTGCCTGCAACGAAGAACGAAAAGCTCTGCTCGGCGCAGTGATCAAGATTGCTCAGCAGCTGCAGCGTCACTTTTTTCCTGATCCGCTTTGTAAAGCTCGATCAACTTAGCGATCATTGCGCGAATGTGACGCCTTTCAAATCTTTTGTAGAGCTTTTCTGCGATTATTTGACATCCTTCGACAGTTCCAAATCTAAGATGCTTGATTGGCTTTAGTGTTTCTCTCCTATTTCTAAGTAAATAGTGATCACAGCAATCAAAAACATCCTTGAATTTTCTTCCCGCGCCTATGTCTTTAAGTAGATGGGGGTAGCCGTTATAGAGCATGTCCAGTAAGCTTATTGCTTCATATTTTCGCAATTTGTTTTTGCTTGACATATATCGAACACACGTCCTAAGCCTTTTATATTGAAAGTATTCTTCTGGGAAATCAAAGCGATCGTCTTCGTTTTTTAGCCATGAAATCATTTTCGACGCATATTGACTTTGTGTTTTATCTTGTATTGCTACACGCGCACAGCTTGAAACAAATTGATTGATGCTATTTGTTTTTATGCCAAGACCATAATTTGAATTATAGATAAAATCAAGAATGCCGCCAAGCTTTACGTCCTTTCCAGCAAACGTTTTGTATCCCAAATAAGTTTTTCTACTCAGTATTTTGCACATTGTAACGAAAAATGCTTCCGAATATTGTCCGTTCATCACGGTTGACAGATGCAGTCGCGCATCTGCAACCAAGCGTGCATCGTAAAAAATATCGTCCTTACTGCTTTGCATTGCAAATAGCTAGATCAATCTTTGCGCGAAAGTCCTCAATTGTGCCATTGTTTTCTATAACTACGTCAAATCCATCCCAGCTGTCAAGCCCGCCTTCTGATACGTGCGATGAGTTGTGAGTAGCAGACGGGCGAACGATTTTCCACAACTCGCCCCCTGACTCCTTTACAGCAGCCGCTTCGTTTTCAAATCTAACGTCATCAACAACAACCAAGTCATGCTTTTGCGCCCTTGCTTTCCATACGCGAATCCAAACATCCTCGCAAACATTATTCCTGCCCCATTCCGTACCAAGAGTTTGCAGCAAACGCCTTGCGGTTGTATCAAGCTGCGGAAGATTCGACTCCTTGTCTACCCACGCAAGTTTCAGCGCTTGATCTTTTTCGTATCCAAGGCTAATTAGAAATTCAACAATCATTCTTTTCAGTGGTTCAGCGAAACTCACTGGCTGAAAGCCTCGATGCGCCAGGACCGTTGCCGCAAATGTCTTCCCGGACTGGGG